CTTGATTCTCATTCTGTTGTTCTCCGTTGGAGTCCGTCGCTGGGGGCTCTCCCCCACGCACACAATCTATAAGGAACTGAGCGTGTCAACAGAGCAACGGGGCATGGATGTTGGCTCAAAAACGTAAGTCGTTGCCGCGCAACGAATTACAGATTGGCAAAAATTCAGATTTTGCTGTGATTCTGCCAGTGGGCCAGCGTGTCAGCGGCTTACGGAGTCGGCGGGGGCGAGCGACCCGGAGACGGTCGCGACCCAGGCCGAACCGCGCACCCCCGACGAGCAGCCAAAGAGATCTCAGCGGCGTCCGCCCGTACGGGTCGCCTGTCACCCGCTCGCCTGATCCCCGCGCTGGGCGTCACCGGATCGCAGAATCGGTGTGGCGGAGACCCCAGTGGGTGGGGGGCAACGGCTGGGAGCGCGGCTCCGCCGCGCAACAACAATCAGTGTTTCACTCAAACGACGAGCTAAATTCAAAGGACCCCCCCCTCTTACTTTTTTTCTTTTTTTCTCGGCTAAAAATTTTTTTCAAAAAAATCAACTTGATAAGGGTTGTGTTGCTGATTAGATTGTGAGGTTGTGTTATCCACAGGGACATCATTATTTCGGGGTGATTGCTATTAGCGATTTACGAAAGATACCCGACGGTTTTTTGGGTGAAGATGATTTTGTGTGTATGATGTGCGGCAATGAGACATACGCTGGGGGCTTATGGGCAGGCTTCGGTCGAAACATTATTGTGTGTGACGATACGTGTGCCCAAAAATTATTGTTACTTGCGCTCGACACGATTTCTAGCGTTGGTGACAGTATGCCATATGCGGAGTGGATGAAGTTTGCAGATGAGACATACGACCGTTGGGAGCAGGCCCGGTCAGTGCAGGAAGGGAATCGCGAAGGATTCAACCTTACTATGGAAGCGGTATTATGAATGAGAATAGAGGTATAACTGGGAGAGCCAGGGATCTTTCATCTGCGGAGCTTGCCGAGAAGGTCCGCGAGAGTAAGCGGGAGGACGCTGCGGAGGACAGAGCGCAGGCAGTACAGTACAAGCTTGGCGTGGCGGCGGTAGTTACTGGCCTGCCCCTTGTTGGGTGGACAGTCGTTTATCCAAGCCTTATCAGCGCAGTGCTTGCTGGCGGCATTTTTGTGGTGGGAATTATTGTGGCTGTACCGGCTGCCCGACCGTTTATTATTAAGGTTATTGAGCGGCTGCCGGGGGTTAAGGATTTGCCGGACGACGGCTGACCGATGGAACTACTACTAGCCCGCACTGACAGGGGATCAGAGTCTACTCCCGGCGACCTATCGGTGTCGGATGAGGGCGGCAGCAGAGTTTGCCACACTATTGAGGACCGTATCCGTACCGGCCCGAAGGTGCCCGGAGAGACGGCGATCCCTACGGGGCGTTTCCGTATCGGGCTTAGGACGGACAGTCCGAAGTTCCAACATTATTATAAGCGATGGGACTGGTATAGGGGTATGCCTCATATTCAGTCTGTGCCGGGATTTACTTGGATCTACCTACACCCAGGGCTAGACCACCGCGACAGTCACGGCTGTGTGCTAGTTGGTTTTGATCTTGAGGAGTACACGATCCACGGCGGCATTAACCACCGTATTCGTAGCGGCACCACAAGGCCAGCCTTTGAGAAACTCTGCAAGTTGGTTTACGCGGAGCTAGACAGGGGCGAGGAAATATGGATAACGATCACCGACCCTGACCTAGAATGACCCCACCCGCTTGTCCAAGGTGTGGTTCTGAGCTTGATAAGGACGAAAGATTTTGCTGGATGTGTACCTTGGATTCTGATAAAGAGTACATTCAATGCGAACGATGTGGTAACGACCTAGACAATGACGACAATTGTTTGTCATGCGGCCTTGTGAATTGATGGACATATCTGCCATCTCCGCTCATGTAAGCGCATTGCCGCTAGACCAGCAGAAGGAAATGCTGGATCTCTTGGAGGAGTTGGGCCTAGCCAAAGAACGGGAGAAGTCGCACTTAGACTTTCTGGCGTTCGTGAGGCAGGTCTGGCCCGCGTTTATAGAGGGCGACCACCATCGTGTTATGGCAGATGCGTTCAACCGTATCGCGAGTGGCGACCTGAAGCGGCTGATAATCAATATGCCGCCCCGCCACACCAAGTCTGAGTTTGCGTCCCACCTATTCCCTGCCTGGTACCTAGGTAAGTTCCCAGACAAGAAGGTGATCCAGACATCACACACCGCAGAGTTGGCAGTCGGCTTCGGTCGTAAGGTGCGTAACTTGGTGGGCTCCGAAGAATACGCGAAGATATTTCAAGGCGTGTCCCTGAGTGCCGACTCTAAGGCAGCCGGACGCTGGAACACAAACCAACACGGCGACTACTTCGCTATCGGAGTTGGCGGGGCCGTGACGGGTAAGGGTGCAGACATCCTGATCGTAGACGACCCCCACTCAGAGCAGGAAGCAGCGCAGGGTGACCCGTCCGTCTACGACAAGACCTACGAATGGTACACCTCTGGTCCCAGGCAGCGGCTACAACCAGGCGGAGCTATCTGTGTGGTGATGACTCGCTGGTCCAAGAGAGACCTGACAGGCAGCATCCTCAAGGCGTCTATAGAGCGCGGCGGGTCTGACGAGTGGGAGATCATTGAACTGCCAGCTATCCTGCCCAGCGGTAAGCCGCTATGGCCCGGATTCTGGCCGATAGAACAATTGGAGGCGCTGCGCTCAGAACTTCCAATATCAAAGTGGAGTACACAGTACCAGCAGGACCCAACCTCTGAAGAGTCCGCGATCATCAAGCGCGAATGGTGGAAAGAGTGGACGAAAGGCAAGCCGCCAGAGTGCGAGTTTGTGATCCAGTCTTGGGACACAGCATTTCTCGCAAAGGAAACTGCGGACTATAGCGCCTGCACGACTTGGGGTGTTTTCTATGATGAGGACAAGAACGCAAACATCATATTACTTGACGCATTGCAGGAACGCCTAGAATTTCCTGACCTGAAGGTCCGTGCATATGAGATGTATAAGGAATACAATCCCGATGCGTTTATTGTTGAGGCAAAGGCGGCAGGGACTCCGCTGATTTTTGAGCTTCGCCGCATGGGTATACCAGTCGCAGAGTATACACCAAGCAGGGGAAGAGATAAGATAGCTAGGGTGAACGCCGTATCGGATCTGTTCAGTAGCGGTAATGTGTGGGCACCAAAGAAAAGATGGGCAGAAGAAGTTATAGAGCAGTTTGCGTCCTTCCCGACTGGCGACCACGATGACTTGGTTGACTCATCAACTCAAGCATTGCTTCGCTTTAGGCAGGGTGGCTTCATAAGTCTCAAAAGTGATGAGCCGATGGAAGAGTTACGACCTACTCGTCGCGCAGCTTACTATTGATTTACTCCCGAGGAGTGGTTAGATGGCAATAGATAAATCCCTGGAAGGATTATTCAGTCAAGACGACTTTGATATGTCCCCGGAGGGGCTCGTCCTTGTCGAGGAGGAAGGACTCCCCGGCGAATCCACGCTGACCGAGATGGACGACGGCAGCATGGTAGTTGACTTCAATCCAATGGCAGACCTGAAGCGCGTCGAGACGGAGTTCTCCTCCAATCTGGCCGAGGTCGTGGATGATAGTGAGCTACGGACCATCGCCTCCGACCTGATCGGAAAGTTCAAGGCAGACAAGAGTAGCAGGGGCGCATGGGAGGGCACCTATGAGCAGGGCCTTGACCAGCTAGGTCTGGAGATTGAAGACCGTACTACGCCTTGGGCTGGAGCTTGTGGTGTTTTCCACCCCATGCTTTCTGAGGCAGTGGTGCGCTTCCAAAGCGAAACAATCCAAGAGATTATGCCAGCCAAGGGTCCCGTTAAGACCCAGGTCTGGGGAGTCGCTAGTCTGGAACGCGAGCAGCAGGCGCGTCGTGTTCAGGATTATATGAACTACCAGCTTCTGGAGGTGATGACGGAGTACCGCTCTGAAACCGAGAAGCTTCTTTTCAGTCTGCCGCTCGCTGGCTCCGCGTTCCGTAAGGTTTACTTCGACCCGTCACTTGGCAGGCCAACGTCGATGTTTGTGCCAGCCGAAGATTTCGTTGTCTCCTACAATGAATCCGATCTGGAGCAGGCCGAACGGTACACGCACGTTATGGCGAGAAGCACGAATCAGGTGCGTAAGCTACAGGTGAGTGGTTTCTACCGTGATGTGGAATTGGCGACATCCCACATTGAAGAAAATCCGATAAAGAAAAAGTACAACGACATCGGAGGGGTCACCCCGTCCTACGACAGCGACGAGCGTCACCAGCTTTTGGAGATGCACGTTAACTTGGACCTGCCCGGATTTGAGGACGACGACGGGGTGGCCTTGCCCTACGTCATTACTATTGATAAGTCAAGCTCCACCGTCCTATCTATTTACCGGAACTGGCTGGAGGACGACGAGCATAGGACGAAGAAACAGCACTTCGTGCATTACGGATATGTGCCGGGCATAGGCTTTTATAACCTGGGCCTGATCCACATGATCGGTGGCCTCGCCAAGTCTGCGACAAGCCTGCTCCGTCAATTAGTTGACGCTGGCACACTGTCGAACTTGCCCGGAGGGCTGAAGACCCGTGGCCTTAGAATCAAGGGCGATGACACACCTATCATGCCAGGTGAGTTCAGGGATGTCGATGTGCCCGGTGGCGTAATCAGGGACAACATCACGTTCCTGCCGTACAAGGAACCGTCCTCAGTCCTTTACCAACTACTTGGCAATATCGTTGAGGAAGGGCGAAGATTTGCGTCGATGGCGGATATCAAAGTGGGCGACATGAATCAGAACGCTCCTGTCGGCACCACGCTCGCCATCATAGAACGCACGATGAAAGTGCAGTCTGCTATTCAGGCGCGTATCCATGCGAGCCTGAAGAAAGAATTTAAGATCCTAGCCACAATCATCCACGAGTACACTGACCCCAGCTACCCATACGAGACGGATGCTGGAGAAGATATCAAGGCGGAGGACTTCGATGACCGGGTAGATATCACTCCAGTGTCAGACCCAAACGCCTCTACGATGGCACAAAGGATCATGCAGTACCAGGCAGCCCTACAGTTGGCATCCCAGGCACCTAATCTATATGACCTGCCCCTGCTGCATCGTCAGATGATGGAATTGATCGGCATCCCGAACGCAGACAAAATCGTTCCGCAGCCCGATGAGGTTCCAGCGAAAGACCCAGTCACTGAAAACCAAGCGATACTCACCCAGGCACCTGTTAAGGTCTACGAGTACCAAGACCATGAGGCGCATATGCGTGTCCACATGGCGCTCAAGAACGACCCACAGATCGGGCAGGAGATGCAGAACAGTCCTGCTGGTGCCGCAATCAATGGTGCGCTTGACTCACATCTGCGTGAACACTTGGCATTCGTGTTCCGCTCCCAGATCGAAGATGAGCTTGGAGTTGAACTGCCGCCCGTTGGCGAGCCGCTGCCGGAAGACATTGAGAAGCGCCTCAGTACACTGGTCGCGGACGCCGCTGATCAGATGCTTGGCAAGAAACAGCAGCAGCAGCAGGCCGCCGAGAACGCAGAGCAGCAGCAAGATCCCATCATCCAACAGCGTGAACGTGAGCTTGGTATTCGCGAGATGGATGTTAAGCGCAAACAGGAAGCCGACTCCGCGAGACAACAGCTTGACCAACAGAAGATGGCGGCTGGGTCGCAGAGAGATGCCGCAACTCTGGCCTTTGAAAGAGAAAAGCTTGAGCGCCAGCATCAGTTAGATATCGCCGCGCTCTCTCTTGAGGAAGAGGCCCTGAGACTGAAAGCGGAGCATGACGAGCAGACGTTTAGGGCGTCACAGCATTTGGAAGGGATCAAGCTCGGCAGGGATATGGCAAAGGGTGATGAGGATGCCTGAAGACGTACTGAGCTTGCTTAGGAAAAAGATTATAGCGCAGTCGGATATATTGAGTGACCACTTATCGAAGGGCTCCGCTAAGGATATAGAGGAGTATCGTACGATTTGCGGCAAGCTAGAGGGACTCGCTTGGATAGAGCGGGAGATTGTAGACCTAGAGAACAAACTCGAAAGTTTTTAACTCTATCACAGTGAGGGGAAAATAAAAAAAACCGCTCGACTCGCACGATAATCAACTTTCGCTCTTACGAGCGCACATTTTAACGAGAGGTCGTAATGACTGAACTCGCAACAGAAGCATCGGAAAAAGAACAGGAAGTCGCCCCGCAAGACGCTGAATATGAGCCTTTCTATCGGGATGAGAGTAAGGAAGGAGTTGGCTTTGCATCCCAGTTGCCGGAGCCGAAGGGCTACAAGATCCTAATCGCGCTGCCTGAGATTCAGGAAACGACAGAAGGCGGAATTATCAAGTCTTCTGACACGCAACAAGAGGAGTCTATTTCAACCGTCGTGGGCTGGGTAATGTCTATGGGCTCCGACGCTTACGCGAATTATGCCCGATTCCCCAGTGGCCCGTACTGTGGAGTAGGTGATTGGGTTGTTTTTCGGGCGTTTAGCGGCACTAGAATCAAGATCCACGGTAAGGAATTCCGCCTGATCAATGATGATACTGTCGAAGCGGTCGTAGATGATCCCCGAGGAGTGGAGCGAGCATAAGATGAGCGACGAAACAGGCCGAATGAATAACGAAGACAGATTTTTCGGGATGAAGACCAAGATTGGCCCGTCCGAAGACTCTCCATCTTCTTTCCAAGAGGAAGAACTTGACATTCAGGTGGTTGATGACCGCCCAGAGGAGGATCGCAGAGAAGAGGCTGCGAGTTCCGCGAAGGAAGACAGTTCAGACGACGCATCGGTAGACGCAGAGATAGAAAGTTACGGGCAGAAGGCGTCTAAACGCATGAAAAAGCTCAAGTGGCAATTCCACGAAGAGCGGCGGGCCAAAGAGGCTTCTGAGAAACTTTCAAGTGAGGCGATCAGTTACACGCAAAACCTGCAAGCAGAGAATCAAAACTTAGTAAAGCTTATCAAGAACTCTCAAGAAGCCTTGACCGAGAGAAGTACGCATGGCGCGGAAGCTATTCTTTCGATTGCAAGAGATAACTTCAAGAACGCGCATGAGTCAGGCGACTCTGATGAGATTGCGGCAGCACAGGAGTATTTAACCAACGCCCAGTTAAATCAAGCGTCTGCGTTAAATGTGTCGCAAGAGATTGTCAGCGACTGGCAGCAAGAGGTAGCAGCGGACCAGCGGCAGAGAGCCCAAGAGCAGACGCAGGCCCAGCCTGCACCGCCAGCGCCGGACGCACAAAGCCTTAGCTGGCAGGAAGATAATCCGTGGTTTGGCAGGGACAAGGAAATGACAAGTTTCGCGTATGGTGTACACGAAAAACTTGTTAGTGAGGATGGTGTTGACCCAAGCAGCCAAAAGTATTATGAATTAATCAATCAACGTATGAAAGAAGTTTTTCCTGCGCACTTCAGTGAAAGCACATCGGACTCTAGTCAGTCCTTTGTTGTAGAAACTGCAACTCGCCGTAAGGCGAATCCCGTGGTAGCACCTGCTATGAGAAATAATGGTGCAGCACCACGCAATGTCACGTTAACCTCGACACAGGTGTCGCTGGCAAAACGCATAGGGCTAACGCCCCAGCAGTATGCACAGCAGCTTATAAAGGAGATGTCCTGATGGCTGACAATCGCACCCCCAGGGAACCCCGGAGCATTGATACTCGCGAAAGCGAGGTCAGAACTCCGTCGTGGGAGCCCGCGTCGATTCTTCCAGATCCCACTCCGCAAGATGGTTGGGTGTTTCGGTGGATACGAACTTCTATGGTAGGCAATCCAGATAATACGAATGTGTCAAAACGCTTTCGTGAAGGATGGGAGCCGGTTCGTGCCGAAGATCACCCAGAGCTACATATTATGAGCGATCATAATTCGGACTGGTCGAGCAAAGGTGGAATTGAAGTTGGCGGTTTATTGCTCTGTAAGGCTCCAGAAGAGACAGTCGCGGCGAGACGGCAGTATTATGCCAATCACGCGGAGTCACAGATGCAGGCCGTTGACAATGCTTATATGCGCGAGAACGATCCTCGGATGCCAGTTCTAGCGCCTGACCGCAAGACCCGCGTAGCATTTGGCAAGGGAACTCGCTAAATGTTGCGACACTACTAGAGAAAGAAAGAGGTAATTATGGCTATTACAGCAGCCCCATATGGGGCAAGACCTATCGGCACACTTAGTGCTTCGGGGTCTTTTACCGGAATGACGAGACATCTGCCAATTATTACGACATATGCTACTCTGATTTCCAACGGCGACTTTGTTACGCTCGCGGCAAACGGTACGATTACGAAGAATGCGGGTACAACTTCGCTTGGTTGCGTTGGGATTTTCTTGGGTTGCTCCTACACGGACCCCACGACCAGCCAGAAGACGTTTTCAAATTATTGGCCCGCATCGAATGCGGCCACTGATGCGATGGCGTATGTGCTAGACGACCCCAATGTCCTTATTCAGATGCAGGCCGACGAGGCTATGAATACTACGGATCGCGGATTGAACGCGGCTGTGGTCGTTACGGCGGGAAGTGCGACGTTTGGCAAGTCCAAGAACGCACTTGATGGCAGCACTCCAGCAGTAACGGCCACGCTGCCCCTTCGTATTGTTGACTTTGTTGAAGGGCCGAGGAGCTTGCCCCCTAAAGGGACTACGGCGAGTGATGCATTTCCAGATGTTATTGTGAAGTTCAATGCTGCGTCTAGCTTCACAGTTTCTCCCCATTCCTATCTAAACTGCTTAGGCGTGTAAGGAGACTGACAAATGGCTATTTCACGCGCACAACTGCTCAAGGAACTGCTTCCAGGGCTCAATGCTCTCTTTGGTATTGAGTATGGGCGGTACGATGACGAGCATTCCGAGATCTATGAGACGGAAAGCTCAAGCAGATCTTTTGAGGAAGAAGTAAAGCTTTCGGGCTTCGATGCTGCACCTGTCAAGGATGAAGGGTCAGCAATTTCGTATGACGCTGCTCAGGAATCGTTCACGGCTCGGTATAACCATGAAACGGTTGCAATGGGCTTTGCCATCACGGAAGAGGCGATGGAGGACAATCTTTATGATTCTCTGTCGGCTCGTTACACCAAGGCCCTAGCTCGCGCTATGGCTCACACCAAGCAGGTAAAGTCTGTGTTCCCGCTTAACAACGGGTTTACAGCGTCCTATCAGGGCGGCGATGGTGTGAATCTGTTTACGGCTGTCGGTGATGGCGTTACCGGCGGTGGGGGCCATCCCCTGGTTGGGGGTGGGTATAACTCCAATCGTCCAGCCACTGCCGTTGACCTCAATGAGACTTCTCTTGAGGCTGCCTGCATCCAGATTGGTAAGTGGACGGATGAGCGTGGTCTGATGATCGCTGCTCGTCCCCAGACCCTCGTAATCCCGCCAGATCTACAGTTTGTGGCGACACGGGTTATGAAGTCTGACCTTCGTACTGGCACTGCGGACAACGACATCAACGCTATTCGGTCGATGGGTATCCTTCCGAACGGCACAGTTGTGAACCACTATCTGACGGATACGGATGCGTGGTACCTGCTGACCGATGTGCCGGATGGCATGAAGCACTTCAATCGCGTTTCTCTTGAGACGAGCATGGACGGTGACTTCGATACCGGAAATGTTCGCTACAAGGCTCGCGAGCGTTACAGCTTTGGCGTCTCTGATCCCCTTGGGATCTGGGGTTCGCCCGGAGCGTAGTAAGTGGGGGGTGGGGGCGGTCCCGTATTGGGGCCGTTCCTGCCTCTTCTTTTCCCTGACTATCAATTACTTGATAGACACTAGCCACGACAGGAGAAACTAATGGCTAACACAACTTTTTCGGGACCAGTACGATCAGAGAACGGATTCCAATCCGTTGATAAGAGCAGCACAACTGGTGCTTTTACCACCAGAGTCGTTCTAGGAAAGGGTGTTGGACACGCTTCAGGCGTTACAGTCAACACCTCTTACGGCGATAGTCCAGCTATCGGTGAGTTTACCCAGCCAGCCAACACCGTCATCACCGCAATCAAAATTGTGTGTATCACCGCTCCGGTTATCGGAACGGGAGACATTGGGCTTGAGGTTGGAACATCAAGTTCCGGTGCCCAGATTGTTGCGGCGATCACCGATCATATCCTAGATGGCGGCACGACTGTCGTTGTTGGTAATGTCGTAGATTGCACACTGGTAGGCACAACGCATAGTGGTACTACGGCTCCGGTATCGCCTCAGTATGCTGGTTCTGAGCGGACAGTTTACTGCAATATCACGAATACCGTAGATGCTACTACTGCGGGATCGTTCACATTCATTGTTGAATATGCGACGACGGCATCGCTGTCCTAATGTGATTAATTGAGATAAGGTCACCCATCTAGGGGTGGGTGACCGTATTTCCTATTGCGAACGGGGCTGAGAGTCCTGTCCTCGCGGGGAGAATAAGATGGCTGACGCAGTAACGTCCCAGACGATCCAAGACGGCGACCGTATCGCTGTTATGAAGTTCACCAACATTTCTGACGGTAGCGGTGAAGCTGCCGTTAAGAAGGTTGATGTATCCGCACTCCAAGCGGAGTCCGGTACGGGCAAAGCCTGCGCCAAGGTTGCCATTGAGCAGATGTGGTACGACTGCTCTGGCATGACTGTTGACATTCTGTGGGACGCCAGCACTGATGCACTTTGCTGGACACTTAGTGGCTACGGTTTCTATGATTGGCGACAGGCCGGTCCTCTTGTAAACAATGCGTCCAGCCCGACTGGGGATGTTATGTTTACTACTACGGGCCATTCTTCTGGTGATCGCTATACCATTATGGTGGCCGTAAGGAAGAGCTACTAATGCACGGCGACACAAAGCCAACCTCTCCGGCCTTCCAATCAGTCATTAAGAAAAAGACTGGAAGGGTAAAGGACGACGGCTACTACAGCAAACTTGTCAAGAATTACCCAAAGGAAGCGGGAGAAGTCGGTTACACGAGCCATGTAGCCAAGAAATATCCAAATTGGAGGGCACTCTAATAATGTTCCTTGATGAGAAACAAGATATTTCTGACGGGCTACTGAAAAAGGCAATCGCTAACAATACAAAGCTCGCTGACTACTCTCACATGAGGGCTAAGGGCATGATCGCTAATGGCTCCTTGACACCCAAGGGCAAGGGTGGGGGCACAGTCGAGCGTTTTCAGAATCAGGTATGCAGAAAGTCTAAGGGGTCGTAATGGCTACATCTGGAACTGCCACATTCAATCTTGAGATTTCAGAGGTTATTGAAGAGGCGTTTGAGCGATGTGGCCTTCAGTCGAAGACAGGTTACGACATCGAAACAGCTAGGCGTTCTCTTAATCTTCTGAGTATTGAGTGGGCTAATCGTGGGTTGAATTTCTGGACTGTAGAGCAGGGTACTGCCACGGCCACAGACAGCGTGTCCACGATCACACTGCCAGCAGACACTGTCGATCTGATCCAGTATTGGATTAGGGACGGCTCAGGTACGTCACAAACAGACCTGCCTCTTTCTCGTGTCAGTGTGTCCCAGTACTCGACCATCCCTAACAAACTTAGCGAGGGGCGTCCCGTAAACTTGTTTATCGACAAACAGCGCGATGCCCCTGTCGCCTACTTGTGGCCGACACCCGACAAGGACTACACCTTCGTGTATCAGCGTATCCGGCGTATTGAGGATACGGGGACTCTGGGCTCCAACACCCCAGACATTCCTGCCCGATTTCTTCCCTGTCTCGTGGCCGGATTAGCGTATCTCATTTCTCAGAAATACCCTGAGTCGTTCATGCGTTCGCCTGAGCTAAGGGCTGACTATGAGTTCCAGTGGGATCTGGCACAGTCCGAAGACCGTGACCGTTCATCGGTGCATTTTGTGCCGGGGGGATATAGCTGATGGCTAAGTTTGCCAACGGCAAATACGCCTTCGGGTTCTGCGACCGCACTGGATTTCGATACAAGCTCAAGGATCTAGTGCCACAGGTCCGGGCGGGACGCATGACTGGGCTTATGGTTGGCCGGGATATGCTGGACGAAGACCAGCCCCAGAATTTCCTGGGCAGGCTTGGAGAGTATGCGGACCCACAGGCGATTAGGAACCCTCGCCCTGACCATAATCTGGCGGAACAAAGAAGCATACAGTGGGGCTGGATGCCCGTAGGATTTCAGGGCGACCCAGAGTTAACGCCTGATGATCTATCCGCGAGCGGTTTGGTAGGCAGTGTTACGGTGACGACATGACCTACGCTGAGTTGAAGGCTGCGATTCAGGACTACTCCAACAATACGGAGACAAGCTTTGTAGCTTCGATCCCAACATTTGTCAAGCAGGCTGAACAACGCATTTACCGCGCTGTCAATCTTCCCGTAAATCGCAAGAATGTCGCTGGCACGATGACTGACGGCAATAAATATTTGTCGGTCCCCACGGACTTCCTGCTGCCCCTGTCCCTGTCTCTGACAAGCTCTAGTGATGCTCAAGTCTTTTTGTTGAATAAAGATGCAAACTTCATTAGGGCTACTTATCCGAATGCGTCCACTGAGGGCGTGCCTAAGTATTACGGTGTGTTTACTGACGACACGTTTATCCTTGGACCCACGCCTAACGCAAATTTTGTCACAGAGCTTCACTATTATTACAAACCAGCCTCAATCGTTGATTCTAGCACTTCATGGCTGGGTACGAATGCTGATACGGTCTTGCTCTATGGTTCTTTGGTTGAGGCTTACACCTACATGAAGGGCGATGCGGACATCATGCAGTTGTATCAGCAGAGGTATCAAGAGGCGTTGGATCTTCTGAGGGCACAGGCAGAGGGTCGCATGACCGGGGACGAGTACCGGGACGGCACGGCAAGGATGATGGTTAAATAATGTTTACTGGAGAGTTGGGAAACGTCATTGTCACGACAAGCGACAACACAACACTTGGCCCAGAGCATTGGGCGAGGCGGGCATCTGATCAGGTCATGTCTGTTGGCAAGGACGCGCACCCCCTGATAGCCGAGCAGGCGTTGGAGTTTAAGGGGTTTATTGAGAAGGCGGTAAGGTATTATATGTACGAAGCAATCAAGGAAGATCGTTCTGGGATCGTTACCCTGCTGCGTTCAGCGGGCCATAACGACCTGGCTAACTCCGTGGAGAAGTTGTAATGGCTATTACACAGGCGATGTGTACGTCTTTCAAGAAGGAATTAATGGAGGCGAAGCATAATTTCCTTAATTCAGGTGGCAATACGTTTAAAATCGCGCTTTATACGAGTAGCGCGACGATGAGCGCGGCCACCACAGCGTATGCTACGACCAATGAAATCAGTGGCACGAACTACACTGCCAAGGGAAACACGCTTACGCGGGTAGATCCCTCCAGTAGTGGCACTACTGCTCTTACCGATTTTGCTGATACCTCGTGGTCTACGGCGACATTTACTGCTAGGGGGGCTCTGATCTTTAACGAAGATACCAGTGGTGATACTTCTGTTCTCGTTCTGGATTTCGGTGCAGATAAGACTGCCACCGCTGGCACGTTCACTATCGCTTTCCCTGCGGCAGACGCGAGTAACGCGATTATTCGTATAGCGTAGTATGGCAAATGTAACTGGCTGGGGCCGTTCTACTTGGGGCTCTGAGACTTGGGGCCAGCCTGTACCCGTTGAGGTAACGGGTATAGCGGCAACTGGCGGT